GCCAGGATTACCCTGCGGTCCTTGGTCGCTTGAAAATTCTACAGCAACTTGTGGCTGTTCTGAGGTAATTACGATAATTGTTTCACTCATACCGTTACAGCCCCTGTCACTACAAACTTACCTTCTAGCGCACGTGTGACCACGCCGCCTGATGTTAAAACTAAATCATAAACATAACGACCAGCGGATATAGCGCCGGTAGTTGTTGCATCAACGGTTACTGTTACATAACCGGTGGAGTTCAAAGACATACGGCCATTAGATGTGGATGCCACCAAGGTTGTGCTTGAAGAACCTAGGAATGGACGCACAGTCATAACACCTGTGTAGTTGCTTAAATCCCAAGGGGTGTTATCTGTCTTGATTTGAAACTGAAAATTAAATGTGGTTGCCTGTTCGCAGGTGATATTATATTTCGCACTCATCAGGAAGCAATCTCTCTGAGAGCTGCCGCTGCAGGTAGACCAGAAGTGCCAGCGAGGAGATTACATATACCGCTGTAATCAAGGTGATTGAGCGCAGGACCCGTAATGCCCGCAATATCATTTAGAACTCCTACAGTATCTGTGTGGTACGGAGTAACACCTCTAGCGATAGCCCACTGCTTTGCAGCTAGCGCACTATCGACCATCTGATTAGCGGGACGATAGGTGCCACCATTGGCGAGACGGTTCAATTCCTGATTGAGCGTTGATTGACTATTGATGGCCACCTATGTCTCCTACTTCTTTTTCTTGGCTACTGCTGCGTTATCCACTAAGTTTGGATATGGACGACCTGCTGCTTTTGCCCGCTTCTTAGCGGCAGTCTTTTGAGCAGGTGTTAATTTCTTGCTACGCTTCTTCGGGTTCTCTGTTTCCCAGAATGCTTTCTTCTTCACCACTTCACCTTGTCTGCCCAGTACGCTGCAGACATCTTGCCTTTGGCAATGTTTGCTGAGTGACGGGCCTTGAATGATTTCTGACGAGCAGTTGGCTTCTTGTCTCCAGTAACGCCTTGCTGTCCGAAACGAATGGTCTTTACTTGGTCTCCGACTTTAGCCACAACTACGTGTGACTTCTTCGGATGGCTTGGAGTTCTCTTCGGTTTGTTAAAACCAGATACTCCAGCTCTAGCTAGCCTTGGGTCCTTTTTGTTTGCCATATTCTCCGTACTTTCCTAATACGGCTCGGACTGTGCCGTTCTTGTTTAGACGAACTACATAACCATCTTTTATTTGGACTGAGTTAAAACCTCTGTGGGTTTTGTACTTGCCCGATGACATTACTTCTTTTTCTTTTTAGCCATTCCAGCTTCGCTCATAGCGATAGCAACGGCTTGCTTGCGGGACTTAACCATCGGTCCCTTCTTGGAACCTGAATGTAGTTTGCCCTTCTTGAACTCACGCATTACTTTTTCTACTTTTTTAGCAGAGGCTTTCTTCTTCATTACTTGCCCTGCTTTGGTGCTGGCTTGCCAGGTGCGCCCTGTGAGATAGCCTCATAGGTCATAAATGGCTTGTCGTTTGAATCTGATGGGTATGGCTGATAGAACTCTGGACGCTCTGAAGCCTTGTACTTATTCTTGTATTGTGCTGGGTCTTGGATTGGCATTATTACTCCTTGAAGGATAGTGTGTTTCCATCGAATGCTTTACTTGCTTCGTTGGAAAGTCTTACTGCTGCATCGATATCTTTTTGTTTTGTACTTATTGGCTCAATGCCCTGCTTTACAGCGGAGTAATATGAGTCCAATTCTTTATTGTCTTTCTTTTCTTTGTCTTTATCCCAGCCTTGCCGAGTAGGGAAGCACCCTGCAAATGCGAAGTTAGCTGCTTGTAGACAATCTGAATATGATTCGTGGTCCTGTGTCTTACATCCAGAACGGCAGTTCGGATTCTTTTCCATTAGCTCCCCGCAATCGGTGTTACATATTCGCCGTAACCGGCATCTATTAAAATCTGTGCAGCGGAAGCATCAACAACATACTCGTGACCGCCGAGATAATACGCATCTGCATTGGCTAGGTCATCCTGGTATGGAGTACGGTTTTCTGTAACTGTAGTTCCATTAACAATCAGAGTTACACCTCTGCTGATATCTGTTAAAAAACTTCCGTTAGGAATTGGACGACCAGCAAGACGAGCGTATGGGTCATACTGAGAACCTGTAATCCAGGTTTCATTCTGCCAAGGTGTCTTGACTTGATACTGTGTCATCTTTTCCTCTCTTAGTTAATTCACCACCAGGCAGGGTTTCAAGGCCCTGCCCGATAGACAATCAACTAGTTGATTGATGCAGCAGACTCGATGCGATATAGAGCTGCTTCGCGGAGGCGGTTGAAGCCACCGAAGTAGTACCAACCGATGGTGCGGAAACGACGTAGTGCGTCGATTTCTGGACCGATAACGGTTGTGATGTCTTGTGCCATTGCTTCAGCAAGAGCCTCACGGCCTGCGATAACAGCCTTGTAAACATTTACAGAGCCTGTGTTAGCAGCGAATGGAACACGTGGTGTTTCAACGATGAATGCACCTTCAAGAACACCAACTGCACCAGCAACGAACGGTGTACGCTCAACGTACTTGGTTAGCTCCTGGAATCCGCCGGTGCCTGATTCGGCACGGAGGTCTGCAGATTGACGTGGGTGTAGGTATGCAGCATATAGCTCGCCAATGCGAGGTACAGCCTTGTTGGTACGTAGCTGAACAACAGCCTCACGGATATCAGCAACTGAGATTGTGTCTGCAGCGGTGATGGAGTTTGTTGATGTTGCGGAGGTACCTGCGTAGATTACGTTGGTTCCTGCAGTTAGAACACCAGCTACAACCTGGTCGATAGAATCGGCAGCATTGTAAGCGATGATGTCTGCAAGAGCAGCATCTACGTCGTTGAATGAAGTTAGGTTTAACTTCTTGGTTGTTGTCACAGCAGAGCCGTACTCTTGTAGAGTTACGGTTACTTGTGATGGGTTGCCTAGGGCAATAGAGGAAACGTCAGCAGTCTCTGTCAGAGTGCTTGTTGCAGCGCTCAAATCTGAATAGATGGAGAATACAACTGACGAACCTGGCATAGCCTGTTGAACAGGCTTAACATCTGCAATCGCTCTCATTACTGGAATGGAACGAAGCGCCATACGAACGTACTGGTCGTACGCTGTCTGGACTAGGTTGGCGACGGAGGTTACTGTCGTGGGTGAGCCACCAGGAACTGCCATTATGCCACCTGCCTTTCTTTGTTAGGTTCGGATTAGAGTCCAGACTGCCTAATGACTTCATCCAACTCTTCGCGGCTATTAGCATTCATTAGTCGACGCATAATGTCGTCTGCTCCATCAGGTGATGAACCAGAATCGACAGTCTGTGTCATTCTTTGATATTGCTTAGCCTGAGCTGGGTCTACATTAGGTGTAGCCTGGTTCGACCCAGTATCTACACCGAATACATCGGCATAATCACTGAGCCATTTTGATACAGACTCCTCAGTTGGGTCTATATCCTGTGGGATAAATGAAGCAATCTTCGGATTTATCCCGCGACTAGCGAGGGCATCTTTAATCGCTCGTTCTCTTTGTGCTTTTGAAAGATTCTCAAACTGGCTCTTTAGTTCAGCTAGTTCTTTTTCTTTCTGCTTATTTGCTTTACGCAACTGTTTAACGAGGTCATTTGCAGTATCTTCGATACTGAAGTCGTCATCGTCGTAGTCGTAGTTGGACATAGGTCCTTCTCCCTTGATTAGTTGTTACGTAGACCTCATACAGTTTGGGGAACGCTGTATGGCTTCTACTACCGGTCTTGGTGTCTCTCTAACAGGCCGGTCGTTCTGTTAGCAGGTCTAGAATTGGCCAGCTCTTTCGCGGCCTAGTGCGCCACCGGTAAGGCCTGATGAGCCTGAGAAAGCGGCTTGCTCAAGTTGAGTGATTCTCTGGCGCTTGCGCTCTTCTTCAGCAGCACCTGGTGTACCGAAGACTTCACGTTCTGCTGAAGCCTGTGTATATGGACCACCTTCAACTTGCTTTCCATAAATGCTTGATAGTTGCTGTGCTCTTGGTAGGTATCCAGAAATAGTTCTGTAACCCTGTTGTGCTTGCTCTTTGGTAATACCATAGCGAGCCAAGTATTGAGCATCGGATTCATTGGTTGTAAGTCCTGCTTGGACTGCAGCTCCACCAATTTCAGCAGCGGTAATCTTGCGATTGATTTCATCCATTGCCTTATTTGGGTCAAGAGCATAGGCAAGAATGTCACCGTTTGTAATGTCTGGATAGAAGTTACGTAGAGCAATACCAACCTCTGGGTTAGCATTTACTACTCTGCGTTGTGCTGTCTGGATTCTATCTTCCAACTCAACAGGTGATACATCTCCTGCAATAAACTTCTCAAAACCTTCTTGACGGCCTAAATCACCGCGAGTGTAGTATGAAGCAGGTAGGCCATACTGACGCATAACGTTTTGATACTGGTCTTCAAGACCGATATACTCTGCCTCAGATAGTGCACGTAATCCTTTTTGAATACGGGCCTGGTTAGCAGCAAAGCGTTGTTTGTAAGCAGCGGTATCGCGTAGACGGATAGTGAACTCTGATGGAGATATACCTTCAAGAACTAGATTTTTTAATGGCTCTACAAGAGTCTGCAGGCCATAAGCTGCCATTTGCTGATATAGCAAATCATAAGCAGATTGACGAGCTTGGAATGCTGTGAACTCAGGCGTGCCTGGAAGTGGCATTCCTGGAGTAGTGCTGGTGGAACCTGCTCCTGTAACCATTGCAGCGGATGCACCTGTTGGGGTGACAGTTCGTCCGCTAACTACTTTTTTTGTTGTATCAGCACCTGAACTTGCTACGTTTCCAGATTTGGAATACTGTAGTGGCACACCAAATTCATCGTAGGCTACATCTTCTCCGTAATTAGCGCCAGCATCATTCATACGCTCAATGTCTGGAACAATCTTCCCAGCATTTGATTGCTTGAAAGAAGCACCAAGAGTTGAAGACATACCTGCTTTATTCTTGACAGTTAGTTCTCCACGTAGTGGGTCAAAAGAATAGTCAACAATGTCCACATAGTTAGATGGTAAATAGCCACCATTGAGGGCACGTGATTCAGCTTCGGTAAATGCTTTGCCAGTCTTTGGGTTATACCCAAATACGGCAAGTCGTACGTCTTCTGGTAATTCAGCCATTGTTACCCCTGGAATCCGAAGTCACGTAGTACGCCAAGGACAGAATCGGATACTTCCTGTCGAGCGTTTTGAGTGTATTGCCAGCGAGCATCTTTGCGTAGTTGCTTCTGGAAGTCATATAAATTCATTTCTTGCTTTGCTCCAAAGACACCCTTTTCAGATAAGTCTTTTAGAGTTACAGTAGATGGATTGATTTCCAATACTGAAGACATAACATTCTTGTAAGGGCTGTAGATAGTATCCAAGTCAACGCCTTGGTCCATCAGTGCAGCTACTCTGTCTGATACTCCGTATGCAGCCTTAGCAGCATCACGGATAATCTTCTTGTAAACCTCAGGTGATTCACCCTTAGCAATACGGTCTAGCCAAGTAGGTAGTTCAGTCTTGAACTGAGCCTCTAGGTCAAAGCCGTTAGCACCAGCGATAGACTTTAGGCTTGCTAAAGTTTCAGCAGCTTGTCCACCCATAGGTGTTGCTCCGCCGTATTTAGCAGCGCCAAGAACAGCATTACGAATCTTTACTGCATCATCTTCATTGGCATAACGGTAAATGTCTTCAGCGATGGTTTGAACAGTTGCATCATCTACAGCACCAATACCAAGTAGCTGAGTTACATACTCATTTACAGTCTCGATAGTGTCCTGTAAACCGCGACCCCACTCTGAAGTGCGGCGGAGTTCTGCCAACTTCTCTTTGTACTTTGGGTCATCCTTTTTTAACTTGTCTTCTAAAGCCTTGTATTGACGCTCATAGAATCCGCGCTGACGAATAGGGCCAGCATTAGATTTGAACCAGTTAGTATTCTCAAGCTCGCTAACAAAGCGCTCTGTGGTGTACTCATCGCCAACCTTATTTGGGTCTCCGACGGCTTTGATAAGTAACTTACGTAGTTCATCATTGGTACTGAATAGTTCATCAATACCGCCGAAGGTTGATTGAGCCTGTGCTAATACCTTAGCAAAGTCTGTCTCTACTGCAGTAGGACCGGTGGCTGTGGTGGCTGTAGCTCTATCTTTTTCTTCAGCCATACGGAAACTTCCTGGGTCAAAATTACCGTCTGTTTTGGTAATGCCAGGTTGATTAACTTCAGAATCTGCAGCTACTTTACTTCCATCTGTCTTTGAGCCTTGTGAACCAGTAGTGATGGACTTACCATTTTTGTCCCACTTCTTATTACCAAGGGTCCATTGGCCAGTTACTGAACTGAACTTAGCACTGGCAGGTACGCCATCAGGACGACCTGGAGCCTTCTTTTCTTCTTCAGTCTTTTTGACTTTTAACTTATTCAAATCATCTTGTGCTTTTTGAATAGCAGCATCAATAACGCTAGTAGAGTCTCCTCTATCTTCAGCACGTTGACGGTCATTCTTGAGAGTCTCTAGTTTAGCCTTTAGAGCGTCAGACTTCTTACGATTTTGCTTTTTCTTTTGTTCATCATCGTATTCTTTTTTGCGCTTAGCTACTAAACCTTCATACTTCTTGAGCGCTGCTTCAGATTTTGTTTTAGCCTCATTGCGGCGGGCAACTAAATCCTTGTAGCGTGGAGAGGTGGTAGCTGTATCAGATAACTGTTGGTTTAACTTTTGAAACTCTGCTCTGGCTACATCATAGGCTTCAGATGCGTTGCGAATCTCTGGATAATCAGATGCTTTGAATGCCATTAGACACCTAACGCTCTCTTGAACGCATCATAGAATCCGAAGATAGAGCGTTGCTTAGCCTCATTGTTATTTGATAGTTGCTCATAAAGATAAGTCTTTGGCTGAAATCCTGCAACATCTGTACGTTGCTGAACTCCATTAACCACATCACCATAAGTAGTTGAAGCCATATTCTTTGGATTGGCTAACTTCTTTTGAATCCGCTGGGTATATTTAGCTACTTCATCTTCAGTAGCGCCACGTCCAAGCACATCTGTGAATACCTCATTGATGGTTTCTTTAATAGCTTCAGGACGCAGTTCCTGTTTATAGCGTACAGTGGTAGGACCCTTATCTCCACCTGTACCAGCATTAGACTGTTCTTTTAAGAATGTAGTTAGGTCATACTTGTTGTTATCAAAGAAGCCTGGGTCCTGCTGGAAGCGGGTAACAATCTCATCATTTAAGTCGCGGCTTGCATTTAAGAAAGCCTCACGGACTCTGATGTTAAACTTGCTTGTTACAGGGTTTCCATAGCCTGCATCCTTTAGCTGCTGTGCTAAAGCCTGACGCATAGCAGGTGACATATTGCGGTAGGTTTGAACCAAACCTGATTCAGTCTGCTGCTTTGTTTGTGGGAGTCTAGCCAAGCCAGCTTGGAATGGTACGCGAGCGCCAGTGCTAGGTGTGGCTGAAGTGATTAAACCGCCCTGATTAGTTTGGTTGTAATTAGCTCCGCCGGTAGGCGTTGTCATACTCATCTTATCTCTCCCTCAGGAAGTTATAGAACAGAACATCATAAACGCCCTTGGCGTTAGCATTTGTCAGAGCAATATCTCTTATCTGGTTGATAGTTGTCTCACGCAATACATCACGAGCGCGGATATCTACCTCAGACATTGAGTTATAGACTGTATCTTTTTGAATCAAGTAGTCTTCATATAGCTTAATCATTTGGCTGATAGCGCTAGTTGCTTGATTCTGAACCTTGCCAGACATAACAAGTTTCTTTAAGTCTTGATAAGCGTTCTCACGCTTTGGCTGATTAACTGCAGCCTCTGCAAAGTCTTGTATTAGCAACGGGCGAGTCTGTCTGAACTCAGTAGACCAAGCGCTCCATACTTCATTGATACGCTTGCGCTCGCGGTCAGTTCTAGCCTTGGCCAACTCTGCCTCGTAACGGTCCTGCTCTTGATAGTAGAACTGTTTGTCACGTGCTACGAATACTTCCTTCAGATAATCTCCAACGAGTTTATTTTCGCGGTATCCGTTTTCTTTTAGGAACTCGTAAGCATCCCAGGTAAAGGTTCCAGCCTGTGGCATCAAGAATGCTGCACCTTCAGGGAACTCTTTGACCAAAGCCTCATTGTCTTGTACCCAGTTAGCTGCCGCATTGGATGTCTTAACGCGGGCCTGGAATACTGGGTCAGACTCATTAAGGGTATACGGAACTTCATTCGGAAAGTACTTAACCCAGTCTGCCATAGCATTACCAACAGGGTCTGTGGTGTTGCTGTATTCATCAATTAACTTAGAGAATACCTGCTTGAAGTTAACGCGACCATTGTCACGTACCCACTCTGCCATATCGCTTTTCAGCGTTGTGGTTGGTGATGCAGGTGAAACGAATCCAAGTACGAATCTTGTAGTAAGAATACCTGAGATTGTGGCACGTAGTTTCTTCTGATACTCAGCCAACTCACCAGGAGTTGCGGTAGCAGATGGAGTCTGTCCTGCAGCCTCTAAATAAGTTACTGCTTTACGGAAAGCTGATGCGTATTGGCTGTCGCGCTCATCTCTATCGACGGACGCTAGGAATCTATTGACGTGTCCTGGCAATACTGCCTGCCAGAAGTTCTGAGATTCACCGATTTCACCAAGAGCTAAACGCTCAGTTGCCTTGATTTCCTTAGCAATTCCGCTGACTAGAGGGATATTAGACTCTGTAAATAAACCAGCGGTATTGTAAATCAACTTCATACTGAGACCAGATAATGGACCAGAGAATGTTGGTAACCATCCTTCAGGGTTAGCCGAAGGTGTAAGCATTCTGATGGATGAACCAAACTGCAATGGCATTGGTGCTACGAACTTGTCACCAAGTCCGAATGCTCCAAGCATCTTGTTAACTGCTCCATATACCGGAGCCAAACCTGGGTAGATAAAGTAGGCATCACCTTGGTCATCTTTTTGTACATAACCTGAGTGAGTTACGCCTTCATAAGTCAAGGCTAGTTTCTGTAATTGCTCTGGATTGTACTTAACTGTGCGATAAGCACGGCGGTAAGCATCCTCAGTAGCACGATAGAAACGTGCAAAGTTACGCATAGACCAAGCCATCTGGGTACGAACCGCAGGGTTATCTACGAATGCTAGCACTCGCTCTACCGCTAAATCATTTGAAAGTTCAACTACCCGACGGGTTGCTTCTTCTTTACCTAGTACTCTAGTTAGGTCATCTAGGTAGCCTTGCATATCTTTGCGGATGCTAAAGGCTGCATCTAGTACCAACTGGTCACGTGATAGACGTGCGTTGGCATCTCCCAACCAGTCCCATAGACGGTTATTTAGGTCAGAGATAATGTTATCTGACTGCTGTGCTGGGATAAAGCGTGGACCCTGGATAGAACGTGGTACATCTGCAGCAGTTCTAGGTAGCCAATCGCTCTTAAAATCTTTTAGATTGATAACTGCTTTACCTGTATCATCTACAGTAACTAACTTGTTTAGCAAGTCATCATTGATAGAACCATCTGCTCTACCCATCAAAGCCTTCAAGTCGTCATACACAACACCAGCGTGGGCTGTAGATTTGTAGTTCTCATCCACATAACGGTCAAATCTATTCTTGTATTTAGGCAAGATATTGTTATCTAGATAGTTACTAAGCTCGTTAATAAAGCCCGTACGGTCATCGCGGTACTTATGTAGTAGCTTTAACCCTTCAGAACCAACCTCATCGTTTGACTTGGCTGCAATCTGGAATGCCCAGGCTAAGCGGCCCTCTTGGTCTAGCGGGTCAAGGCTAGCAAAGGAACCATACTGGCGGGTATACTCAACATCATCGAATGTAAAGTCAATAACTTTGCCATTCTTTCTGACGCTCTTGTTAATTCTAGAGAAGAAATCGTTACCTGCGTTGAAGTTATAGGCACCTTCAGATGCTGCTTTTAGTAGGTTTTCATAGTTGCCATACATAGCAAACTCGTAGGCATACTGGTCAAAATCGCTACCAAACTTGCCAATCTGTGCATCATTAAACTTATCGCGTAGCAATGCTTCAGCGAATACTTTACGCTTGGCTATGTCTTTTTCTGCAGCGGTAGTAAATACCTCATCGATGCTATCCCAGGTCTTTGTTGCTGCATTATAGCGCAGTTCTGAACCCTTATCAATCGCATTAAAGCGAGCAACCAGGTTATCTACATCCTTGGATTTAGCATAGCGGTTAAACAAAGCAAAGTTAAGTTCTTCTGAACCCTGGATAGTCTTCTTTGCAATCTTGCGGGCGCGTACTACATCTTTAGCTGAGCGAATAACACCCTTACCGTTGACTACATAGAACAGATAATCTTCAATAGCGTTACGAACTGGGAATCTTGGACCAGCAAGGGTACCTGTTACGAATACACCAACTGCATCATCTGCAGCTTTGCTGTATTGCAAACCCCAAGCCTTAGCAAGAAAGCCATCTCGTGCACCAAACTTATCTAGTTGGTCTGGAGTAATGAAAGCAAGTCTGTCTTTTAGCTGATAGACATAAGCCGCTGAATCAACACCGTTGATACGTGATGGAATAATGCCATCTGGGTGGTCAGCATCAAATATGCGGTTGGTATAAACAGCATCACGGCCTACAGAACCTAGAGTTTCTAGCAGTTTACGTCCACCAGGTGTACCGCGTAGTCCGCGAAGTTCACCTACTGCTGACTGCAGGCCAATAAACATCTCGCGACGCTGGGCAACGTTACCAGTTTTGTAAGCGTCACCTAAAATCTTTGAAGCATAACGTCCATAAACTAGGCGAGCGTACTGTTCAAACGCTCTAGCCGACTTCTCGTTGGCGAAATCGCCAAGAAGACCCATATCTGGAATCAAAGCAAACTTACGAGTGAAGTTATCTAGGCGGTTATTAGCCCAAGCAATAGAAAACTTCTTGAATTTCTCTGCGCCTTGGATACGTTCTGCAGTTTTAGCACCGGCGGTAATAGCATCTACACCTTCGCCGCCCATAATTGAGCGACGTGCTGCCTCTAATGAGGTAATACCCTTGTAATCAGCTTCATCAAATACGATGTTACGCAAGAATGTAGCGGAATCTTCATTAAGGTTGAATGTTCTACCTGCTGCAGTAAGAGAATCGATACGCTTTTTACGTAGCGGGCTTAGAATTGGCATAACCTTGGTGGTCCAACCAGGCTGTCCGTAGAAAAGCGGAGTAACTCTTTCTGGAACCTGCAAGAAAGCCTTAGCTGTATCTATATCAATCTTGCCACCGAAGTCAGAATCAGCAAACTTGATAAGCTCTGTATCTACTCCATTGTCAACAAATGATGGATTTAGTCTACGTAGTTTAGTTGTAGCTACAGCCACACCTTCTGCGCTGCCTGAGGTGCGAGCCTTACGTAGTTCATCGGTAGTCTTAGCAAACTCATCCCAAAATCTAACAATGCCTGCATTTTGAAATGCAAAATCTACTTTTTCTGCAGAGCCTATGGTCTTATCTAAAGCGTACTTGCCAGCAAGATAACCTTTACGTGCTTTACCAAGTAATAGTGTTGGGTCTAGGAATACACGAAAAGCTGCATCTACAGTACCTGAAATCCAAGTATAGAGTTTACCTTTTTCTAAATCTTCAGGAAGTAGCAAGTTAGCAACATCGCGGCCTGCAGAGTACTTAGCAGCATTTACTTTGGCTACTGCTTCTTGAGTAAGTGCATCTCCGCCATCTTGTGCCGCTGCTGCTGCAAGTGCTTTTTGATTCTCATTTTGAGCAGTTGCAATAATCTTATCTGGTGCAAGCCCTGCAGCAATTTGCTGCGCTACCCAGGTACGGTCTGCACCATACTGCTGTGTAACCTTTTCAATACGGCCTGGGTTAAATACCATCTCGCCGTTAGCACCGCTACGTCGCCAAGCATCTGCAATGTTAAGTTGCTCTTGAGTTGCAATAGTACCTGCACGATAAACGCGGGTCACTTGGTCAGATGCCCAACCAGCGGCCTTGAATACAGCCTTGATAGGTTCTACAACTGGACGAGAAATAATATAAGCGGCTTGTCCGATAACTCCACGATTTGGATTTGAGTCATCTGCTTGACCGAAGTATGCGGCCATAGCCTTTTGTTGTTCAGGTGTTAACTGATTAAACTCAGATTGGGCAACGTTGACAGGCATATTGCTTAGACGGGTATGGGTTGAGTACATACCGGTAAGCGCTTTGACAGTCTCCATCTGAGATGGATTCAGGTTAGCTTTTTTGGCAGCCTGATAAACGTTTCCTTTATCTAGGTCTTGAGCCATTACAATCCTCTAGCTACTGCTTGTTCGTATAGCGCTGCGATTTCTCCGTTAGTGTCATAAGGAAGCATCTGTCCAAGAACTGCAGATAGTGATTCTGGACGTTGCATAGCACCTAATACTTCTGGTCCTGGACCATCACCTAGTGGGATACCTGATGTGATTGGTTCATCTGGACGTTGTGATGGTGCAAACAATGGCGTGATAGGAGCGCGTGATGCAGCGTCGCGTACTTCTGCTGCTGGCATACCACGTACATCTGCAGTCTTAGCCAATGGTGCACCTGATTTAATAGCCTGTGTTTCCTGTCCTTCGCCATAGGCGATAGAACCAAGTTGCAATCCGTCAGTTCTAGCGGAGAACTTTCCAGGACCTGATGCTCCAGCGAGTGGACCTCTAGCCATTGTTGTCCTCCATCTTCTCTAAATCTTGTGAAAACTCTTCCCAAGCCTTGCTGACTTGAGTTTTTCTAATTGCGTTATATGTTGCTAAATCTAAAAGTTCTTCAGCGAGTATATGAAATGCGCTTACTAAGTTATGAAAAAATCCTGCTAATACTACTAATGCGTCAGCGAGACGGATAGAGCGTGGAACGTATTCTGGGTCTTGTTTCACACTCTATCCTCTCGGTTAAGATTAACTAAGCCTTCTTGCCCTTACGTCCGGCAGGGGCATATCCGAACTTCACTTCGCCGCCTTTTGGCTTTGATGTGTCCTTCTTACCTTCTGTTGGCTTCTGCATTGGAGCAGCAGCACGTCCACCTTTTTTATTCATTTAGCACCTCCTTCGGGTATGCTCAACCTGCGATTTGTGCGAGCAATGTTGCAATATCGGGACGAGCGCCAGCAGCAGGGGCCGCACCAGCCATCATTTCTGGACTAGGCTGCGAGGCAGGGACTGGGGCCATACCTGCTGCTGGAACTTGACCGCCCATCATTTCTGCTGGGACATTTTCTGGTTCTTCTGGTTTGAAAACTTCTTCAACAATAGTTTCAATCTGCTTACCCTTTTGACGGCCCTTAATGACCTCCGCGATTCGGGAAACAATCTGAGAAGGGTCTTGGCCTTGTGCTGCCAATGCTGGTATGGCTTGAGCGTACTGAGCAACAGCAACGCGCAAAGAATCACGCATCTCTTCAATATCAACACGTTGTTCTTCTTGTGTAACATTTAGCTCCATCGGAATTTCACGACGTACATAATCACGTGATACAAGTTTGTCGCTACGCATCTGTAGTAATGCAATGATGGCACGGTTAGGGTCCATACCGGACATAATTCCGTAGCGTACATCTACGCCATACTCTCCACCAATAGCTTTAGATGGAACGTACTTCATTGAAAACGGTGTGCCATCTTCAGAGCCGCGAATCTCTTTGGTCATAGAACCAAAAATTTTCTCGTCTACTTCAAATGATAGTGCAACCAAATCTGTAAATAGTCTTGCAAACTGTGCTTGTGCTGCACGAATCTGTGTATCAAATCCAGCCTGTAGAGCTTGTACGCCACGTCCTGTAACAACGGAAGCATCTAGGTTACCGCTGCGTACTTCTGGATAGCGAGCGCCGAGACGTAGTTCTCGCTCTAGAACTGAAGATTCTGTAAATACTCCAGGAGGTAGTTCTAGCGGTACACGACGAATTGCTTGGGGATTAGCGCTTCGCATAATCGAATCAGGGCCAAGTGCGAGTTCTTGGACATCCTGCGGAATAGCAATCGGTGCTTGAATTGACTTTTCGGCTGCTTGAATTTGCAACACAGCGAAACGTGCACGTGCTAGTTGTACCGCTAGAATATCATCAAACTGTCCACGTGCTTCACCATCTAGGGATGCACGTACTGCAACAGATGCTAAACACTTTCCAATAGGATTTGGAATGTTTGCTAGTACTAGGTTCTGTCGCTCAGGTAGGAAAATTAAATCTTGGTCTTTGTCGTGGTAGCGAACTAGAGAAACAAAAGGAGAGTTGTTGATGTAAGCGTTGCCACCTAGAATCTGCTTTGCGAACTCTGGGTATTGGGCCGCGATACTTTCCGCATCAGATTGAACAACCTGAGTGATTGAGATGGTACGGCCGAATCTGTCAATCTCCGGATAAACACCAAACGGATTAAGTAGACGAATACGCGGATTGTTAGTTTCATAATCCATCTCCACAATGGCTGGCAACATACCGTAGGTGTTAAACCAGTCAGCACCGGAGTACATCTGAATCTGTAGTTCTGAGGATGCTACGTAGTAGTTAGCAATACGTGTTCTTGTATCTGCTTGCTTTCTAGCAGTATCAGAAACCATATTAGTTGCTGAGCACTCAAAGGCCGGAAGGGGTGCCATAGCCTCAGCCAAGTCACGTGCTGCTACATCAATGAAGTTAGCAACGAGTGGCTTTGGATAATCCTCTGAGAACATAGCAGGATAGACCTTGGAGATATCTCCTTGGCGTACAGATAGCACGTCACGCATACGCTGGTCGCGCTTAGCGTAACGAGTCTGAAGGCGAGTAACCTTCGCTATGACCTCTTTGGATGTTAACACTTTTACCTACTTCTTTTTGTTGTTGACCTTAATGACTGGCTTGCCCTTTGACTTGCCTGTCTTAATGTCTGTGTCGCCAGGATATTTAATGTTCTTTGAAGGCAGCTTCTTGCCTTTTGAAATTGCTGCGTCTAGTGCATTCATTTTCTTTTTTGCTGGCATTAGATGAACTGCCTCTCTTGTTCGGCTAGTAAGCTGTCTAGGTTGACAACTATGCGTTTGTTCTTTTCTGATTTAGAAAGGAATGGATTATTCATATGGTGTTTCTGATGTATTCCTGTATTGAGCCACTCACGTGCTCTAATCTCACAGAACCACAGGGCCATCACCATATCGGTCTTACCCTTAGTGGTTGGTGACCAGGTAATAAGTTGTTCTATTAAAGACTTAATGTTTTCGGTTTGGTCCGAGGGCAGGTGAATCAAATTATCACGGTGGTGTTTGCCATCGGCCTGCTTAGTACCAAAGAGGGTGGACATAGATGCCACACCAAAGCCTGAGTCCCACTTATTGTTACCGGTGTGGTGCTCTCTTAGAATAACTCCCTTAGTTGCAAGGAACTGTCTAATTCCTTCATCTTGGGTAAGGAAGGACTGAAAAGCATTACGCTCGACAATCCATTCTCCTGGAGTGTAAAGATTAGTCCAATCGGTAATGAGTTGACGAATTTGCGCAGGCGTAGGACGCGATATTTTAATAGCATCCAGAATAAACCTTTTATGAGAAACCCTATCAACTGCGTAACATACCGCTGCTGTGTCTCCGACCATCGCTGGGTCGAGACCACAGACGATACTGAAACCGTTGAGGTCCTTGGGGTGACCAGGATTGCCAGGTACCAGACGTCCTGCTTTTCGCATTCCATCAATAGAACCTCTCACACATACTGGGTCGAATATGGCATCATCAGAAACATCTTGCTGTTGATAAACCAAGGCCCAGGTTTGAGCATCCATAGCTTGGCGCTCATTAAACAAGTGGGGTCCGTGCCAGCGGGGGTATAATCCATCTTCAGTTAAATCTGATTCGGACTGTCCATCAAATGGGGCATCGGAGTAAGGCCAGAGCGTAACCCACTTACTTGGGTCATCATTTGTCTCTAGCAGGGCTGGCATAGCCATATATGTCCAAGGGACTTGCCCACCAGGGTATCTATCTGGGTTACGCAGTTCTTTGTATAAATCAACAGAGGCTACACGGGTACCGATGACTACTAGCTTGCCGGTAGGGTTAAGACGGCTTCGCACATCTTGGGTAAGCCATCTGATTTGCTTTTCAAACTCGTTGGCATTCTTTAAGGTAACAGCGTCATCGACGATAATCATATCAGCGCGTTTACCGTATATCTGACCGCCGATACCAACGGCCTCAATGTTTGGGTCTTTCTCAGATGTCTCACGGAGTTCATCTCCGAAGACTACGCGGGTGGCCTGCCAGGAGGCAGACTTGGAGTTAAAGCCAACACCGGCAGCATAGGCTTGATGTAGGTTCTCATACATCGGGTGGGTAAGGCGCTGCTTGATAGCGTATAGAAAGTCTGCGGCTAGCTGCTGAGTCTGAGAGACTATCAGGACTCTAAAGTTAGGGTTGGTGGCTACCTTCCAGGTTACATAGTCAACGGTGATGGTAATTGACTTGGCGTGGTTAGGAGGGATGTTGATAAGTATGCGGTTGTTGTTTAGACCCTTTTCATACTTCATAGCCGGATGTAGCCAGGAGGGGTCACGCCCCTCGATAACATCCACCAGGTTCTGCTGATGGGCAAAGGTGCGGGAGTGTAGGAAGCGCTGTCGGAAGGCCGCGAAGTCTAAGTCGTGGACATCGGCTTCTGCATAGTTCTTAGTTTTTAACCCTAGACGGGTTCTGTCCATCTTGTCAGCAAAAGCTCTATCAGTCCTACGGTAATGTTCATATGATTTATAACTACGCCCCGCAGAAGCGACAGCCTGTTCTACAGTCATTCCTTCAGCTACTGCTGCAAGGATGACTCGTTTAGCTATATCGCTACTTTTTTCAGACACTCATTACCTCGCTTCTCCAAATTACAGATGGCGTGGGCAGGTGCCACATTTTCTAAAGTATCGGGTCCACCTTTGACCAGTGGGATAATGTGGTCTAGGTGTAGACCGTACTCCCACCCTTCAACTCCAATTTTCCTTGGGAGTGTCAAATCTATTGAGGTTTCACATAGGTGGCATATAGCCCCATATTTTTCTAAAACTTGCTCTAGGGTATATGGTTTATAGCCATTACCTCTAATTCTAGCTTTTCTGCGATGAACCCGACGAAGTGCCGAATCTGGGTTTTTAGCATAAGCCTTACGATTATAACTACGGACCTTCTCAAGGTTAGCTTGTTGCCAAGCTTTACCTGTTTCTCTACGGCGGTCTTTGTTCTGTTGGTAGTTTTCTTTAGCTTTAGCTTTCATTTTTTCAGCATTGGCTAGATAGTACCTGCGGGAAAAATTTTTTTGAAATTCACAGCATTCTTGGCACAGCGGTTCACCTGCTTTTCGGTGACGGGCTACTTGCCCGTGACTGCCGTGCTTTAACATCGGTCTCCTGACCTAATTATCCCAACTAAAAGAGGCGACACTCGCGCCTCGCGGCGCGGTGTCTTAACTCCCTTCGTCAGCCTACAGGCCACGAAGGGGTAGGACTGCTCACGGCTACTCCCTAAGAGCGTAGCGTGAGCGTAGCGTACGGTCGCAAATGGAACTTGCCCCGCATTTGCTCCCTACTGTATAGTAGGCGGGAAAAAAAACTCATTTCCCGCATTCTGCTGAAAAACTTTATAAATGTGACTAACGTCACAGATATATGTGGTTAAAACGGACATAGTAGCCGAAACGAAGAATCTCACTTTAGTGCAGATTTTTGGAGAGGGTACACAGTATACGCCGCCCCGTTTGTTAAATGGGGCGGGTCTGCCCGCCTTTGCTGGCGGTCTGCCCCCCACCCCCGAGCCTTGTGCCTGTAAGGGATAAGGGGAGGGCTTGTTCCAACTCCGGCACGGCTCTCGCCTCGCCTCGCCTGTATTGTTAAGCCTTGTCCTGTCCGATTTAATAATCATCTCACGGCTAAGTTACTCATCAGTAAGTTACTCACCAGTAACTCTCACCCTTTACTTGAGGTTTATCCTCACCGGAATTACGCAACAGTTTTGTTGCTTAATCGAACAACTGTACGATAAGACACGGCTAAAAGGTTTGACCGGTTATGACCAAAATATGGCTTGACAGCTAGGGGATACGCCTGTAGTATTCTCTTTATAGATAGTAAATAACTATCAAGATTAGAAAGGGTTAATCAAATGAACGCAACCGCACTTACAGCTCACAAAGGCTACGATATTTTCCAAGATGAGCAGGGTTTCTATATTGTAGGCCTCAATGGTCTAAATCAACCTAAGAAAATCTACCGCGATAATCTAGCAGAGCTAACCCAATGGATAGATGAGCAGATGAATTACTGGCTCGGCCGATAGTCTAGAGCTTGCCTTTCCTCTAGGGGCGCGATACCCTAGAGGGAGGGGAGGTACTAGCCTCCACAACGAAAGGGAAAACAATGGACAAAAAACAACTAGTCAAAGAGCTTGAGATTATGATTATCCGAGCCACCGAGGAAAAGAAAGATTATTACGCCGAGGGCAACGGCACGGACACCTACGTAATGAGCTTAGTGGGCAGAATTGACGGATACAAAGAGGCTATTGAGCTAATCAAAAAAGTGGGCGCATAATGATTAACTGTGCTAGGTGTTCCGCCGATATCCACCCGCTAGAGGTGTTCCCCGATAACTACTGCCTAGCCTGTCACGCGGAAAGGTGGGAGAGAGAGCCAAAGCCTACGGCTCAACAGGTTATCAAGATGTTCAAGGAGTCAGTTAATATCTAGTGTTTTACTATGGGGGAGAGTGTGCTATGCTCTCCCCCGTGGTAGCTCACTAGGAGCTAACTAAACGAAAGGGTAAGACAATGGAAGCGCAAGACTATAACGGGTGGTCTAACCGCGAGACGTGGGCGACAATGCTTCACATCGACAATGATATGTTTCTGCTAGATACCGCCCTAGATTACGCAAAGCAACAACTAGAGGAGGCAGAGAGCGAGGACAAGGCGATTAGCTACCTTGCTGAGTCTGTCCAAAGCTGGCTAGAAAATGACCTGCTGACCCTTGAGAATATCGCAGGAAACCAGGGGCTTTGGCTAATGCTTACAGATATTGGCTCGCTGTATCGTGTGAACTGGCGGGAGATAGCTGAGAGCCTTATCGGATACGCCAAAGAGCAAGGCGCGGCCTGTGATGAGTGCGGAGAAGCGCACGATTTAGACAATGAGGTAATGAGTATCAAGGAGGAGGGCGCAAGTGTTTGAGGTTTCAACGAGCTGGCAAGACGGGGCGTTGTCTGCCCTTGCCTACCTCGCTGTTGTGGTGGGCGTGTTGTGGATACTATCTAAAATTGAAATCAAAGAGAGAGAGGGCAAGAAATGAACTACACCAAGAACGAGAAGGGGCGTTTGGTTTGTTGCTCCTGTGAACGCGACATAATGGAGAACCACAAGAGGCGGTGTCCATATGCCTAGATATACCTTCAGAGTGGAGCAGATTATTGAAGTGGAAGCTGTCTCGCCACAAATGGCAGAGGATAGGTTGCCCTTATATCCGGAAGGGTTTGAGGGTAAGAGCTGGGTAATAACTGAGGAGAAGGTAGAACTACTAGAGGAGGCGGGCATAAATGGCTAAGTGTGGAGTATGTGGCGGAGGCATAGCCAATACCCTTGTGCCTCACGGCGCGATATGCGAGGACGACAGAGTGGGGGAGAGGATGACCTACTCACCGGAGATAGATGACCTACAAAAAATGGAGGATGAAAGTAGTATGACAGGGTTTGAGATGTGGCTAAAAAATCAACAACAAAAGGGTGCTTACTTGGAAGACGCACCTTCAGACGGATACTCTAACGAAAGGGAAGACAATGACTAGACCTACACTCAAAGAGTGGTTATTAGATAGACAAGAAAACGGAGATGACGGCACAGGGTACAACGACTACAACGAGGGGGAAGGTAATGAGTAAGCCGACTAAAGAATACTACGAGGCAAAGGCTAATCTCTGCCGTGACCTTGCTATCAAGCAAATGGTGGAAGGTGACAGCAAGCAAGCCGGCGATAACCTAATGCGTATGGTGCGGGCATTAACAGAGCTAAACCTAATCAACTACAAGGAGGAGAAGGACAATGCCTAGTATCAAAATAAAGATAAACTCTTATCAAGAGTTAGAGGACTTGAAAGCAGATTTAGAAAATCGCCTAAGCGATTTAGAGTGGGAGGTAGTAGCGTGAAGCTGGTCAATTTCTATGAGGTAATGGACAGGAAGGGAGATGTTGCTTGGGGTGGGGCTAGTGTCACCGAAGCGGTGGAGTGGTTTAGACGTGGGCTAGACAACTCTGTCTTTGTGTCGGTATGGAACGAGGAAGATATTGAAGAGCCTATTTTGATAACAGAAAAGATAGATGTGACAGCTCTAGTGCTGGCTACTATCACAAGTGAGAGGGCAAGAGCGTGATATTCTTAGGTGTGATAGCCGTCACCATTATTGCTTACCTGCTGATAGTGTGGGAGGATAAGCTCAATGAACGACACAAGTAGAAGGGTGGAAACCGCGTTGAAGCAAGCGGTTAGACAACGTAACTACCGGCGGGTGAGAGATAGGGCTTTGGCTAGACTATCTAATCTCTACCCTGACCAATACCGAGAACTACTCGAGGAGGAGAGGGAAAGAGATGAGAAAGAGAACAAGGCTTGGCTTGATATTAGTGGGCGCACTAACGCTAGCTTGGGCACACCAGCCTCACACCCACCAAGTAAAGCTACCCAAAGACCTGGTGGTAGTGGGCAAGAAGGCAACGTGGGAGGAGAAGGGTGAGAACAAAGACACCGCGAAGCAGTACGCCTGGGTTGCGTTTGGTTGGAGGGGAAAGCAGTGGCTCTGCCTCCACGATTTATGGACAAGAGAGTCTAGGTTCGACCACCTTGCGACTAACCAACAGGGAAGTTCAGCTTTTGGAATTGCTCAAATGCTTGGAGAGCAGAGTCGAGACCCTCGAGTCCAAATACTTAGAGGTCTTAGATATATTGAACAGCGTTACACAACGCCTTGCCGTGCTCTCGCTTTCCACAATAAACGAAATCATTATTGACAACGGGGAAGATAGCAAGTAGAATATAAACTTAAAGTCCCGCAGTTATACCCTTTCCTGCGGGGCTTTTTTATTTGTCGTTCGAGTAGAAGCCTGAGCCTCGGAAGGCGATAGGGGGTGAAGCCCAGACTCTACCCATTAACTCACCGCAGTCAGCACAGGAGGGAGTGCTAGCTTCGGCGTGGATTGAACGCTCAACAGAAAGGGTTGTTGAACAGTTCGGACATTTGTATTCGTATATCACGCTTCCTCCATAGGAAGCTGCTTGGTTGCCTCAATTAAATCTACAACCTTAACTAGATAACCGCGAGAAAGATTAGGCGGTATCTCACAGGTAATATCTCTGCCGAAAGTATTAACGGCATACCAGAGAACTGTGGTAGGTAGCATAATCACAGTCTTTTTCAATACGAAAGCCCAATACTCTGCCTCAGTTACAGCTAGCCCTGAAGGTGCCCACTTATTATCTTTGGTAAAGAAACACTCGACTTCAATATAAACGTTGCCAGTTAAGTGCCACTTCCTATCGCGCTTTACCTCTATGCGCTTACCCTCAGTAAGTAACTCTTCAACTAACTGCTCACCCTTCCTTCCGTAGGAGAAGTCAAGGTCAAAGGATGATTTATTTGTCATTAGTTCCAAGGACTTTCCCCGCCGAGAATAATCTGTAATTTTCTCAGGGAAGAATTGACCTTCCTATCAGCAGTAGATACCGCACAGCCTAGGTACTGTGCCAACTCCTGAAGGGTAAGGTTGTTATGGTAACGCTGGATTAGTATGTCTTTGTCAGCCACCTCTAGCTTGAGGTAAGCCTTCTTAATATCTATAAGGATTGCTAGCAGGTTGCCACCTTCAGCGGGAGCTGACTGCTTGCGTGGTTGCCCGTCGTTAATCATCTCTTGTGCTTGCTCTAATACTGTGCCATCTAACACCGAGGCTATGACGTGTGGTAGTAGCTGAGCAATAACTACTGTGTCATAGAAAGACTCATCGCCTATCTGATAGCCAGACTTCTTAGCCTTCTCCTTGCGAGCATAGCGCTCGCAATGACGGCGCATCTGCCAACTGATACGCTTCTCATTTATAGTTCTTTGTAGTGCGTTCTCTTCATTAAGTAATTCAGCGTAGTGCTCAGCTCTTGACATAGCCCAGGCGTAGCACTCTTGAGTTACATCATCTCGCTCTACCCACTGGCGATAGCGACGATAGATACTGCCCGCCACCGGCGGGACTAAATCATAGAACGCGGGGTGCAGTTGGTTGTTGCTCATTGGCTCTCTTATTCATCTCATCTACGTAACGGGCAGCCTTCAATCTTTTCTCTTCTTGTATTTTCTTACGGCGTAGTGCCGCCTTATACCAGCTATGCTTCTCAGTCATTGTTCAGGCCATCCTTTGAGATGGTCATAGATAGCACCACAAATACTGCACTTGCCATCACAATCTCCGCAGGTATCACAGGTTTCTCCCCAAGAATAGTCAGCATCTTCGTGAGCACACTCAGTCATTGTTACCTCTAGCAATAGCAACTGCGCTATCCACAATCATACAAGGAATGCAGTTATCTTTGCGACAAGTGTTTTCCCTGTCATCGTGGTACAAACCTTCAATCTCTTTGGCTATCTTCTCGCGTATCTTCTGCTCAGTATCGTTATACATATAACTGATAATGTCAGCATCTCGTCTAGTCATTGGGTAACTCAGGCCACTTCTTGTCGAGCACAAGGATAGCGATAGCAGAATAGTTAAGTAAATCTATAAACGAGTCACGTAAGGATTCGTTGGAGGGAGAGACGTTACTATCAAGGAGGTTATTGATGCGAGCCACTTTGTCCCACATCCGCACTCTAAGTCCGTTGAGTGCTCCACCTGGACTGTGAGCGATGTTCTTCGGGCCGTAATCGTGATGCTTGCGGATGAGCAGATTGCCAGCTCCGTCGAGGACTCGCCAGACATCGGAGACAAACTCATCATCTACCTTCTTGCGGGCATCGGCTGGCAAGTTATCGTACCAGCTTTGTAATCTATCGAGACTATCGTCATCCCCATATCCATCAATAATCTGGCTGCCTCTTGCAGGTCTTTCTTGTTCATTCATTTCCCCACCTTCCATTTCCTTTGCTCAAATTACAGAACCCGTGTACAGGCCTCACGTTGTCTATAGTATCAGAACCGCCCTTAGAAATCGGGACAATATGGTCAATTTGTAAACCGTGTCGCCAGCCTGGGCGACCTTGAAATCTAGGAGCCTTTAGGTCTATGGGTTTCCCGCATAGGTGACAGTCGGTTCCATACATTTCCAAGACTTTTTCTATCGAATATTTTTCTACTTTATTACCACGCATTAAAGCCCTACGTAACCTAGCGTACGCTGGGTTCTTGTCAGGGTGGCGTTGACGAAATCCTCTTTGTAATCTAGCGTTTCTATCGCGGTTATTCCGCTGATATTCTTGTTGTTGCTTTCTGATGCGCTCTTTATTTTTAAGATAATAAAGTCGCTTACGTTCTTTGGTCTTAGCCTTCTTATCTTCAGCGGTTTCCAAGTAACTTACCCAATTCATCTGGTCCCTCTTGTAAATAGTATTCATTTATATCCATACCAGGAGGGAGTTGTACTATTTGCCCGTTTGTTAATTCACTGGAGACACGCCGAGAAAACTCGGCTCCAGGATTACTGCCATCTTCTTTAACATCATTATCACCAACAATAAATACTGTATCAAAACCAGTAAATAACCTAGCAAAGTGTGGCTTCCAAGCAGTAACACCAGGCACTCCGACTGCTGGTATATTGCACATACCTGATAGCACTACCGCATCTAACTCACCTTCGCACACAACAATGCTTGGTACATCAAGGGTTACATCAGCTACGTTATACAGGTGTGACTTCTGTCCAAGTGGTGAACCGTACTTAGGTTTGCCATCATCTAATCTGCGGAACTTAAATCCAACACAATGACCAAGCACTGTGATGTATGGTATTGATAGCCAACCTTGGTGCATCTCGTGTCCATTGGCAGGTTCAGTAATTGAACCCAGCATAAACTGCCGAGCTACATCCTCAGATATCCCACGTCCTTCGAGGTAAGCTACGGCCTCTTCGCTTAGACTCTGAGCGTATCTCTGTGCCGCCTCCAGCAAGGATTTCATCTGCTCGCTCGACTGCATCTTTGAATCCTATCCCTTCCTTCTCCATAATAATATCAAACCCTGACCCACCCTTGCCACAAGTGTGACAAAAGTATAGGTTGCCATAAGTATCTATCACTGCACTTCTCCTGGTGTCGTTATGAATACAACACTTGACAGATACGTTACGCCCCTCTCTGACTTCCCCTCCGTAGAACCTAACGATGTCTGCTATGGGGATTGTACTTGCATCGGCGGAACCTTTTCGTTTCGTTTTACGAACCACCCTGGACCAGTCTTGTGCTGGCATCCACAGTCCCCCTCACACTTACCGTGAAATGATTGAGATAACTTGTACTTACTATTTTTATTGTACGTTGCTGCTATCTGACAGTCGTGGCAAATCATTATCTGTCTCTCAATACCGAGTATGGTTCGCCATCAAACATAACTATACCTTCAGCTATCTGACCATCACGTTTAATAGTGATTCCAGCAGTAATAAATACTTGCTGTAGTGTTTTAATCTGGTATTTCAATCTATCTACCTGTCGCCACAGCTCTGCGTTCTCGTCTTCTATCTCTGTTAGTTTATCTTTTAAGGATTTATTCAGCATTCTTTTCCTCTTCCTTTTTCTCCTCAACCACAGGTTTAGGCTGAAGGATTTCTGTTGATGTGATATCACCTTGTGGTGTTGGCATTTGTTCTATCCATTTCTCTAGTGTTTGTACTACCCAAGCATCTTCAATACTAGCATTGCGTCTCTTAACAATCACGTAGGCTGGCGGAGGGACTGCAATACCTCTAGCCTTTGCATAGTTATGAGCTTCCTTCATAGCCTCTGCCCAGAACTGCGGCAGGTTTATAGACTTACGGTTCTTGCACTCCAGAATATAGGTCTGACCTGCGATTATAGTGACGATGTCACCTTCGTCCGAGGCTCCGGCCTTGGCTAATCGCTCTGCGAAATGTCCTAGTTTGCGTAGATATTTCATAACATCTGTCTCAAACTTTGAACCCTTAGCCTTGTTGTAGCTACTCATCTCGCACTCCTAGAACTACCTGTGACCAACCATCAACATACAGTTTGTTTACTATAGAGTAACCGCCCTGTGTAATCAGATTGTCATAACCTTCTTTGTCCCAAGCCCATAGATGAAACTCGTAATGGTTGTCAGCCGTCTCATTGTATGGACTGCTGGCAATAATAAACTTAGATGGCAATTCTCTAACCACTTTATGTGGGTCAATCATATGCTCCAGAGTTTCAGTTAGAATAGCGACATCACCGTATTCTATATCATCAGAGTTGAAGTCTGTGTATCTTGCATCAACACCACGTACATTTACTGCGTGGTCTACATTAGTTTGCATTAAGTCATAGCCCCAGGATTTGATGCCGTACTCTTTTAGAAGTTGTAGCAAACCACCATCTCCGCAGCCTAAGTCAACGGCAGTCTTGGCATCTAACTTGATACAGTCTTTAACAAACTCAGCGGCAACAAGCAGTCTTTGTCTATGCCCAACTTGCTCTAGATGATGAGCAGCTTCTCTGCCCTTGTACCATTCAGAGCTAGCAAACTCCGATGCTTCACCATCAAACAGTTTCCACTCCATTAGATAATACCCTTGACTGCCATCTCTATGCCTCGCTCCAAAGAAATCTTTGGCTGATAGAATGACAGCATTAATGAGTTATCAGATACTCGGTGCATACAACCGACAGGTTTATCTGGCCTAGTCTTTATCTCGCCCTTATATCCAACTGCATCCATACACATCTGTGCTAACTCTAAGAATGAGGTTGACCTGCCCCAACCTAGATTAACTGGGCCAAGTGATGGTGCTTCAAGTGATGTCATTACTGCATTAACAATATCTTCAATATGGATAAAGTCTCTTGTCTGTGTGCCTGGACCCCACACTTCAAATGGGTCAGCCTTATCTAAAGCTCTCTTAACATACATCGGGAATGGGTAGTTTAAGTCTTGGTCAGTACCATATCCGCTGAATGGTCTGAAGATATAAACGTTATCAACAAAGGATGCAAGGTATTCTCCGATGAGTTTAGATGCACCATATGTCATATCAGGCATAGAGGTATGTTCCCAGCAGGACATAGATTCTTTCAGTCTGACGTTGCGCTCTGGTGTCTGCAGGTTTACAGGATAAGCAGCACTGCTTGAGAAGTACACTACCTTCTTTGGCTTAGTCTTCAAGCACCATTGAAAGAACTCGGAGTCAATACTGAAGTTATCTGCAACCGCAAGTGGGCGACCCTCGATGGATTCACGCCCACCTACGATGGCTGCAAGGTGTATTACTAAGTCAAACTGTGTGTCATTCTTTTTGAAGAAATCCCTACAATCTACCCCGTCTTTAATGTCGACCATAGTTACATTCCAATTATCTTTTAACAGATGGTCCATAAAGTATCTGCCGACAAAGCCTAATCCGCCGGTAACTAAAGCCTTCTTCATTCGCTCACCGCCGTCAATACTTTGATGGCATCATCTTTAAGTTGCGTCTCGCAATACTCTTTGAAGGCGAGCGCATCGTGATTAGATACATCTGATGAGTTAACCTCTTGATACTGTGCATCTACCTGTGACTTACCTGCCATATAGTGCATATGTTCTATGATTACATCGCCGTGATAATCAAGGCATCCAAGTATCTGACCGAATAATTTCCAGAAGTTATCCATAAACAAATGGATTAGTTTTGGTGGTGAGAAAAAGCCTAGCTCCTTGCTGATATTGGTTGACATCATAACCATAGTCGGCAGGTTCACACCCTGGAACAAGTCATTACCGTATGAGATACCAAAGCCTCGCTGTTTGATTGTTGAGTACAGCTTCTCATCCCAGCCATCGGTTCTAACCATATGGTCATCACCCATAAAGGTGATAGTTTCATACTTATCCTGATACTTATTGACCAGCAGGTTCAGTGTGCCATTCATCTTAAGCCTTGGGTTTACCTCACGGATAACACCCTCTAACTCTGGATAGTTCTCAGCGTCATCATCATCTAGGCCGATGAGGAAATCAGATATCTTGCTGTGTTGTTTCAGTGCATCAAATGCTAGCTTTGCCTTGTCAGGTCTGCCTCTTGCTGGAATGATTACTAGGTTAGTGTTCATAGGTATTTATCCGTTACGTCTCGGAACTCCTTTTCGATATCTGAATAACCTGGTGCTTGACCAACTAACGCTGGCTTAGCACAGTACGCCTTGATGTGTGGATGTCTTAATGATAGCGCAATGTCAATAGGTTTTGGGTTATAGACTTGCGAGAATGCTTCTTGCATATACTGCTGGTTAATACCGTAGGCGTGAGCCGAGTAGTTCTCAATCATCTTTACTACACCATCTGCATATGGCTCACTTGCTATATGCCAAGCACCGAGATATAACATATCCCAGTCCTGCGGTATCTTAGAATAGAACTGCGGGAACTTGATATCAAAGTCATCTACAAACAAAGCATCATCTTCAAAGACAAGTAAACGCTTTACGCCATCCTTAATGGCTTGCTTCATAACACAGATGTGGCTTTCTTTACAAGCCCAGGTAGGCGGTAGCTTTGGTGGGTCAGCCACTACCGCCGAGAACCTGTCATACTTAATACCAAACCTCTTGGCTTGAGCATCAAAGGCTTCCAACCTGTCGGTTCTACTGTCTAGGTTTATAACAACTATCCTGTCAAAAATGTCGTTTAACACTAGTAACGTACCTCAGCATTATTGCGACGAACCATCCTGCCTATCTCATCACAATTTTCTATCCGGCAGGTAGCGTAGTCAACAAACAACGGCACGTGCTGGTCAGCATTGGCATACATAGGACCGAAGCGATTCTTTACCGGAGCCACACGCAGTGTGCCTTCCAGCGGAGAATAACCTAGTGTAAGTATCAGCGACGGAAGCTGAGATACCTTACCGTGAATGGCTCGTCTAGCAGGTGGTGTGGTGGTATCACCATACTCACCTTGTTCTGATACGTGGTGCAATACCATAACGCAGGCTTCGGTTTTCCTAGCCATATCGTGTAGCTCCATCATTATCTGACGTAAGCCAGCCCATTCGTTTTCACTCTCGGCTACCACGTTCATCAAGTTATCTATAACTATCAGTTCTGGTGCTATGCCATAGACTTCAACGTAGGCTTTTACTTCTAATTCAATGTCATCTAGTGACGGGGATGAATCAAATACCCACTGGATATGAGTCATATCCTGCAGGTACTTGTCATAGTACTTAGGATTGTTTTGTAAGTTAGTCTCGACACTGACCTGTCCGTGACCTGACAGTGCCGAGGCTACTCTAATCATTACCGTTGCAGTATCTGTATCTGCCGAGAAGAACAAAGTTGGAACCTTTGCTCTGATGGCATAGACCAAAGCAAACATAGACTTTCCAGCGTTAGGTGCAGCGGCAACCATACACACTTGACCGCGCCGAAACTTTATCTGTTTACTACTTAAGTCTTTCCATACATCGGGCAAAGGCATTGCTTTAGTTGTTACGCTGCTCCACGCACGTGACAGCTTAAGCACTGCGTTCCTCCCTCGGTAAAACTGTCCCTCGTCTTCTTCTTATTGCGGTTCTTTCGTGGGCTGTAAGGCCTCCCCATACACCAAATCTTTCAAATTTGATGCCCCATTCTGCACACTCAGCTTTATGGATACAGTTGTTACATATATTTCTAGCGTAGACAATATCTCCATTGGTGCCGTATCCCTGTTCAGGGAACCAGGCATCACCGTTTCCTGTTTGTGCACATAGCGGAGCCTCGTAGTGACGTGGCTCTCGCATTTAGTTACCTTACCCAGATTGTTGGGCACTTGTCTGTAGCTCCTTTAGGAGCAGCGCACATATAACCTTTCCAAGGTCCTTTAGCGCCAGTACCTGTACGGAACTGCATCTCTCCGTGCTTACAGGTATGACCGCCGTCTATGGCAACTGTTGGTGCTGCCTGTGGTGCACCAGTACGTACGGGCGCAGACGAAGCAACGCCTCCGAAAGATTGGCTAACGCTTCCAATAAGGGTGGAAAAGTCCTGCGCTGCAGTTAGCAACGCTTCTAGTTCCTCCTTGCTTGCAGCGTAAAGATTGATAAGAGTTCCATCAGGTGACTTAAAGTTAACCTGGAACTTAGTTGATTCTGGTGCAGCCATTTACTTTCCTCCGTTGTGTTTAATCGAAAGCCTTGCGCTTTCTTTGCCCTGCTTAGTTGGCACGAAGCCCAGTGCTTTCTCCACCGCTTCTTTGTCAACTGTATTTGTTTGGACTGTTGTCCATTTAATCTCGAAACCAGATTGAGTTACGCCGAGTAATCCAGCAAGTCCTTCTCTTAAGGCTTCCTTTCGTTCGGTCAGTTCCTTAATCTGGTTGTCGAGTTGTACATATTCCATAGCAGAGGAGTCTGCATCTGGATTATCTATCACTGGTAATTCAGTTTTTGTAACTTCTTTTTTTAGACCAACGCATCCCATCTCGCCTGATGCGTCATAGAACTTGCAATAGAATTTGCAGTACGACTCATCGCGTTCCGGTGCTGGTGCTTCAGCAGATTCCTTAATAGCAGCAAGCCAGTCGAGGGCTTCTAAAGCTATCTTCTCATCATAAGGTTCTGAGTGGACTTTGATATCTCGCTCATCACCATCTCTTGGTATGGCTACCAAATTGACAGTCTTGACCTTCCCCTTGCCAGACTTCTCAATCAGGTAGCCATAAGTTTGTACCTGCCAGCGCTGTTGTTGGCTCGGGAAGTAGCTTAGATTCTTAGCCTTAACTGTCTTCCAGTCAATGACATCTCCTGAGTCCGGTAGGAAAGCATCAACGTGAGCCTTCATTCCGTTGTATTCAACGGTAGTCTCTAGCATTATTGAGTTGTTACCAGCGAAAGCAGTTTCGATTGCTGAATGTATTGCCGTGCCCATTATGGCAGCTAGCTTTAACTCATTCTCGTTTGTCTCTGGCTGGTTGTTGAGTCGGTACCAAACCTTACGGCGGCACCCACCCAATTCTGATGGACCAATCTGCACCTGTGTGCTACGTGGTCTGTTGTTTTCCTTGTCGTGCAATGCTTTAACAAGTAGTTCTTTTATATCCATTTCTGCCACCTTGTAAATGTAACATTAAAAAATAGAAAGTTCAACTGAAATATAGATGCTTCGTGAAAGCCTTCGGGATGGGCGTATAACTTATAATAATCAAAACCCAAAGCAAAGTTATTTATGTAATGACGATTGATATGAACGGTATATCTACCAGTATCTTTCTTCATTAGTACTCCTTATCTTGAGTAACCAACTGTATGGGTGGGCAAGTATTAACGTCAAGCACCGATGCAATTTCCACAGCTCTTCGGGCGTGTCGCTCTACTGTGGCAGGTTTGAGATTACTGCCCAAGCCGTAAAGATAACCAACAGCGAAAGAACCACCCGACCCCAGACCGTAGATTCCAACGTCATTCTTGATGAACGATAAGTCGACAGCAATGTGGAATAGAGTTCCGTTGAACGCAACGAGGTAATCAAAGCCTGAATCTTTATCTTTGCCTGTTTCATATGGTTCATATCCATTCTCTTTGAACGCCGTGATTATGGACGGCAGAACTTTCTTACCCATCCATTGGATAGGGTCTGCACCTTTATACACAGGTGGTTTCCAGTTGTAAGCCAAGATGTCACCAGGGCGCGAATCGCCTGTAATACCCAGCAGGTACTTACCAACGGAGATTATCTTTGGCGTGGATGTACTTACGGTACGTAAGTTATCCTCAGTGATTTGGGAATCTGCCGCAAGAACACAGCGGTCAGGTAGTTGGACTCCTACTAACGTTGTCATAGTCCGTAAATTTTACCCTCTCTACGGCGTGTCGCAACGGCGACACTCCCAACGGATTTCTATAATATGAGCCGTAGGCGAATTAAACAGACGGCCCCTTACGGGGCCGAGGCGTAAGCCGTGAAGCCGAGAGGCGACTGACCTACAGGAAGGAGCCGTGCCGAGCAATGCTGTGGCTCCGTCTACTCCGCCTGCGGAAAAATAGTTTACCACCAATACAGGCCTCTGACTTAAGAGGTGTCGGTCCGACGCATCAATGCGTCTGCGGATGTACAGTCTTTAGTACATATGTCCAGTTTGATAACTATGAAATCTGTTGGTATGCCCTGGATGTACAGTGTGCTAACTGTGGCAACCTTCTTAAAGCTCCTTGCCCTATAGACAATCCCGATATTCAGGCATAAAAAAAAAGAAGGCCCCAGGATTTCTCCCAGGGCCTTTGCCTCGCGCTACTAAACTACTTTGCTCCTCGTCCGAAGTCTCCTGCAGACGGGTCTAGCCACTTAAGAACTGGACCAAGGAAGCCTGCTAGAGCTGCTGCTCCGAGGGTCTTGACGTCAGTTTCTCCTGCTAGGTACAATGCAATAGCAGCGGATGCTGCAGCACGGAACCAAGTAAGTGATACTTGTTTTAGAGTTTCCATTTATACTGCCTTTCTTTTTGGATTGTGAACCTTGCAGCAGGTACAAACTTCTACCTCTGCAACCTTCTTTTTAGGCTGAGGTTGTAACTTAGCCTTTACCTGGTTCACAACTTTAGGTTGGTTCATCCACCAGAACCAAGGACTAATGTCCTTTGCCTTCTCAGGCAGGATGGATATATGTAAATGTTTTGTGTGCGGATTGCTACCGGTGTATGCCCTATTTCCTTGCTTCGCATATTTACGGTTCCAAATCTTTTTGTTGAAGATTAGATATGAGACTCGCTCATCTTCTTTTAGTTTCTCAAATATGACAGCACAGTCAACCCCATTGTCTGGGTCGTGAGTCAAGTCAACAGCAAGACCGGTGTTGTGGTCGCTGTTTGGACTCTGCTTGATGTGTGCCGATGAGGGCAATAATCCGTCGGACAGTTTCTTGCGCTTCGGCCACAACGCTGTCGCCTGACGAAGCACAGCAATAGCAGCAGGTGTTGCACGTTTTGCAACAGGTTTCATCTGTCATCTCCTAATAGCTTCCTTGACTAAATCAGTTAGCAGGTCAACCTTTTCTTCAAGTCGGTCAACCTTGTCTTTCATACTGCCACCACCGTTGGGCTTTAATTCAGATAGGTAATGTTTTGTCAAGAACTTAACCAATGCAGCGTGTGCTGCGAATATGGTTGTAAGTGCTGCGGCAAGGCCTGCCCATTCAGTGGGTGTCATTTATACGCTCCGGATTGTAACTATCAAGATACCTCCGAAACCGGAGAATCTTTTATCGGTAGGGGTGCGGTTGATAAAGTCCATCTCTTCAATCAACCCAATGTAAGACTCTCCTGTACGGAAGTCTTCGATACGGATGGAATCTCCTGCATTTTCTACAGTTTCTAATTGCTGCATTCTGTCCCAAGCACGGCCGTCATAGCCAATCATTACGCCGAACTTATCTGACTCTCTGTCAAAACAGAGCAACGGGTATTGAATCAAACGTTGACGTGGGACTGCTGGCAAAGCCTTTAATTGGTAGCCAGTAAATAGTGGACCCTTAGTGTTATCAGTAGAACTGCGGGTCATAGTAAACTTAAAGCCAAGATACTCTTGTGGTCCTACTGGGTAGTTGACATTGACTTCCTGAATCAAACCAGTCTGAGCAAAGTTACCAATAACAAACTCTGCATCCGTTGAGGTAACTGAACGTACTACTAGGCCACCATTGGTTGAGTCAAAGCGAGGGAAGATAACCTTATACAGCTTGTTCTCTGTGGTGTTGTAGCGGATATAACCAGTTTGCAGATAACCAGATGCAACTAATCTTGTATCAGATTCAATATAGACAGAGCCATTAGTAGTAGATGTAGCGTTAGTTGTAAACGCTAGACGCTCTGTACCGTTAATAAAAGCACAAGCTGTAGTTTCGTGGTTGGTATTACCGCTGGCATTGTAGGTGTCATAAGCATACGGAAATACCAATGGTGCAACCTGTATCGACAGGTCAAGGCGGATAGTTCCTGGCTCATCATCTACGCTAGTAGCAGCCCAAGCAAATCTGTCACGGAAAGCAAAGTCATAGACAGGCTGAGTGTTCTCCCAGATTAGCGGTCCATAGGCTAGTGAGCCATCATCGGACACAACTGCAGCTCTAATACCCTTGGTTGTACCAATCATCATATAGCCAAGGTAATAAGCAATTTTATAAACGCGCTCGCCTGCAGGCATTTCAGCAGCAGTAATAGCACTGGTCAAGGTAGGCATAGTTCCATTGGATGCCAGAGTAAACTTCTGGATATTGGACTGTGTTCCTGAGAAGCCTGTGCAGTAGATAGCAGCACCAGATGAAGTGATGCTGGTATACACAAAGTTATCTACTGGGTGGGTATAGACAGCGGTAGGTAAGGATGTGGCTGCAGTAGAAATCTCA